AATGAAACATTACAATTAACAGAATCAATATCAAGGCTTGGAAATATGAGTAGGTATGTAAATGAGAGTGTTTCAATATTATCATTTGATGGTTTGAGTAATGCATTATCAAGAGTAGTTAATGAAACACTACAAATTTCAACAGGAGTATTAAACACAGCATATTCTATGGCACAAGTCGTAAATGAAACTCTAGGAATATCGGAAGTTCCAAACAGATTTAGAGGTCTAAGCAGATTTGTAACAGAAACATTACAGATATCAGAAGCATCAAACTCGCTAAAGGGAATAATGGTATGGGTAAATGAAGGTATAAATACAATAGAAAATGCAATTAAACAGACATATGGAGCAGTTGTAGATGGTGGAAAAACAGTATCAACACATGGAAGAACGAATACAACCAGAAGTGAGGGAGAAGGTGGAACAGTATCAACAACTGATAAAACCAAAGATACAAGAGGAGAAGATACAACCAAGACGGTAAAAACTTATAAGACAGATGGAACAAGTAGGAGTGAGTAAATATGAGTAGTGCAGATATGACAGGAAGAAATACTGAGTTCAGGGTAAAAGCTGGAAGCAGGGCAACACTACAATTAACTGTGGCTGATAGTACAGGAACAGGAAAAGATCTTTCAAACGCAACTACATATGCCACAGGAAAATGGAAGGTATGGAAACCAGACGGAACTCTATTAATTGATGGGGTGTTATCATTTACCACTAGAGCGTCGGGTATAGTACAATACGCTTTATCAGCAGCAGATACAGTCATAGCAAATGCTGGTATATGGGCTGGGGAAGTGGAGTTAAAAGATAGTAGTGGTAATATATCAGAGCAAACACAAACATTCCAATTTATACTGGAAGAAAGTTATTAGGAAAAGACTTATATAACTAAACATTATAGAGTAATCATATGCTTACACTTGAAGATGTTAACAACCATGTGTATTTCTTATTTAGAAAGACACAGGTAGAGGCAATGGAAACACCCAGGTTAGGCAAGATCCATGTCAGTGATTTAATAAAACCATGTATGAGAAATGTGATCTATAAAAAAACATTAGGTGATTCAGGTATGGATACAGAACAATTAAAGAGTCTTTATTTTGGTCAACTAGTACACGCACACTCACAACTTGCAGAACTAGAACACCATGAGAAATTCTTGGGATATGATTATGTTAAGGATAAAGCTATAGATTTAAAGTATGCTCAATCATTAAAAGAAGATGACCCAAAACACCTAGATATAATCTATGGATCAATAGATGATGTTGTTGATGTGAAGGGTGACTGGGTTATAGTAGATAAGAAAACAACTGGTAGTATAGCATACTTCCAAAAATATAACTCAAGAGTAAGTGATACACACAAAGCACAGATTAATGCGTATGGAGCATTGCTTAAAAAATGCTATGGTATGACAGCAAAAAAGGGATGTGTTATGTACATATCAAACTCAGTATCTAAAGAAGTAAGAGATAGACCAATAGCATTATCATTTAAACTAAACGATCCAGACAAAGAATTAGAAGAATTAATAACAAAGGCAAAAATAATAAAGGACGCTTTAACTAATAAAACACTGCCAGAAAGAACTAAAAACTTCCTATGTGATGGAATGTGTCCTTACGCAACAAGTTGTTTCAAAGATAATAGAACAAAGTATGAATGAAGTATGCCCTAAATGCAATGGTTTTATTGATGGTTGGCCTGCTCTAAGTAGAAAGGATAATAAGACACACATATGCACAAAATGTGGACAACGTGAAGCTTTAGAAGAATGGGTACAAGATGAATGAAGTTATACTTCAACGCAAATAATAAGGCCACACTAGAAGCATTAGAACAGTGTGGTATTAAGAATGTCATGTTATCTCACAGATATTCATATGCAAACATCAATAAATTCCATGATAAATTTGAATCAATATTTGTGGTGGCTGGTACAAAGGGAGATCCAGACAAATATCATGAATTCCTAAAGGCCAAAAAAGAATACTATGAACATGCAACACAGTTTGATGTATATTATGACATGGAAGCAACACTCAAATACTGGAAACAGGAGCAGGATATGGGAATAACATGGACATCACCAGTCCTTCAAGGAAATTATGTTCATCATCTAGCTCAACTAAGACCTGAACCAAACAGCCTTGTATGTTTAGGAGAGATAAAGGGTGTCGCAGAACTAGAAGATCAGATGAGAAAGCTTCCTGGTAACCTAAGATATCATGGCCTAGCCAAATCAAAGTTTATTAAAAATAGGATATTTGAAAGTGTAGACACTGCTGCTTGGATATCTGTTGCGTTGGCCAAGAAGAGTGAAGTATGGACTGGTAGTGATTCAATGAGTATGTTCTTTGGCCAGAAGGGTAGGGGTATGATACCAATGTTGAGACATTATTGTGAAAGATACAAGGATAACTTAGAGAAGGTAGGCATAACAGTAGAACAAATAATAAATTGTGAATACTCTGCGATGTTAAAAGCACCAATAGCATTAATGTTTATGCCACAATTAAAAACATATGGATATTATGATGATAATTTCAAATAGTAATGTTTATATGCTTTGATTTAGTAATTGTTACATGGCAGACGATGAGTTATTTAAGATAAAACCTATAGGTAATAAGAAACTTGTAGTTGAAAACAAAAGAAAAACAGTATCACCTTTCAATTCTGCAAAAAATTTAAAGTATGCTAACATACCAGCTCTATGTGACCAATGTGTTTACCGAAGTATAGATGATGGTGGTAATGGTAAGTGTCCAAAATATGAGGCTGGGGCTGTGTGTGCAATAAGAGATGACTTTGTTAAATTTATAAATGAATTAGATACTAGAGAACCAGAAGATTTAAAATCAGTATTAGATATGCTTGTTAAATTATCATTTGAAAATGTATTGATGGCTTTAACTCAGGCAAAGATGGATGGTAATATACCAGATAGGAATACTAAGAGTGAAATAAACTCATTATTAAATATAGTAAAATCAATTAACGATTTAAATAGTAAGGTTACAATATCAGAAGAAAAAAGATATTCTAAAGAAGGGGATATTGAAAACATATTCAGACAAATAAAATCACAGAGGTCAGAATGAAATTAGGAGATCCACCATCAATTGAGTTTAGAGATTCCTGTAAAAAATGTGGAAATTGTGCAGGTTTTAAATGGACATATGGACAGAACGATGGTAATTCAACAGGATTTTCAACGTGTTTATCATGTGGAGGAACATCTAAATGAACAAAGCATATGATATAACACACTGTATTCATTGTGGTAAGGAGTTCTGTTGCACAGATGAAGTGATTTTACATATTAAATATAAACATATGGTGATAGGGAGTGGATGATATAACAAAATATAAAGATGGACATTGTATAAATTGTCAGTGTTATTGGGGTACACCAGATGAAAAATGTAAGTCCAAGGGGTGTTTCTGTGAGTGCCATAGTTGACGGATACTGTTTGAAATGTGGACATTATCAGGAAATACCATACCTGAATACAGAATGTGAGTGTGATTGTCATGACTGATGCTGAAAGACATTTGGAAGAGTATAGGAGATATGAGATAGAATTAAACAAGAATATAGAAACTGAAAAAAACCCTAAACAATTATACTGGTTTAAAAACAGATTGAAATCTGTCACTAATAGAATAAGAGACGTGGAGTATGATATACAAAATGGCAAGACCTAATAAGGAAGTATTGGAAGAAAGACAAAACTTCCTACAAACAATAGCAGAGTGTGCTGATAACCCAAGTAAATTCAGTGAGGTATTTCTAAACCATAAATTATTTCCATACAATAAACAATATGTAGATTGTGATGATAGATTTATTGTGTATAGATCTGGGAGACAGGTTGGTAAAACAATGTCAACAGCAGTGAAAGCCATACATTTTGCATTCTTTGCACCACTTATGTTAAAGACAGTTAATCAAGATTGTACTATAGTAATTGCAGCACCTACACAAAACCAGGCCACAATCATGTTTGGTAGAATTAGAGATATGATTATGAGAAGTGATTTCTTAAAAGGATATGTAATACGAAATACACAAACAGAGATGTGGGTTAGATTTCTGGATAATACTGGTTCATCTAAAATAGTAACAAGGGCAACAGGAGAAACTGGTGTAAGTTTGAGAGGTTATTCTCCTCACGTAATAATAGCAGACGAGTGTTCATTTATCAAGACTGATATACTCAGAGCATTTCTTCCTTCTGGTTTGGCAACACAGGCTAGGGTGTGGTTAACATCAACCCCATTTAGTAAGTCTGGATATTTTTATGAAGCCTGTCAAAATGCAAGACCAGCAAATCCAGATGGGATGTGGAGAGAATTTCACATAAAGTCAACTGATAACCCACTGGTACAGGAGGATCCAACATTCATAGAAGAAATTAAAAGGCTAACAAGAGAAGAATATGTTCAAGAGGTTGAAGGAGAATTCCTAGATATAGGTGATGCGTTAATTCCTAATAGTTTAATAATGGAAGCCATAACAGACGGTACACCAAAGGGAAGAATGCAATATTATATGGGTGTGGATGTTGCAAGAACTGGTATAGATGAAACCGTTTATACCGTTGTCAGTGTTGATGAAAATGGCACTGTTTTTGTGGAGGATATAGAATCAGAATCACAATCAAACGTTGTTAATGTGGCTGGAAGAGTGAGGGATCTTGTACATAAATATAATATACAGACAGTGTTTGTTGATGAAACTGGTTTAGGTGGTGGGTTAGTAGATTTGGGAAGAGAACAAGGAACACCGATGAGGGGTGTTATATTCTCATTACAGGAGAAGGCTGAAATGTATAAAAACCTAAGATTATTATTTGAAAACCATAAGATAAAATTAAAGAATGTAAATAAAATGGTATACCAACTATCATACCTAAGAAGAGAATATACAGAATCTGGTATAATGAAAATTAAATCGGATGAACATGATGACTACCCAGACAGTTTGGTTCTTGCTTGTAAAGCAGTACAAGCTGGGGAGGGTTGGTACTTATTAGATGTGGGAAAGGGTATAAAGAATGCTCTGTTTGGTTAAACTTATAAGTAATAATAAGAGTAGATATATATGGCAGATGAAGTAAAGAAACCATGGCAACACCCACCTATTAGAAGTCCATCTACTGGAGAGGCTGGAAAATGGGAATCAACTCAAGGAAGAGATATATTCACACCTATTAGTGAAATGGATGCAGACCAGGTAGGTAATGATGAATTAGAAAGGTGGTTACATCCTTCACCAACATACAGATCAGCAGATTCAGAACCAGATGAAAACCCTAATGAAGAGATAGAAAAACAACCACCAGACGGAAAAATTATTCCAGAATCATCAAGAACGACTCCTGGGAGAGAGATTAAACCTAGTTTATTTGGAGACCCTATAGAGAATTTAGAAAGTAATGTAGGAAAAGAGCAGGGGTATGGAAACCTGGATACTGCTTTCACACAAGATATAGGTAACAACGGAGTAGAGGACAGAGATAGCGAAACTTATATACAATCACGTACAAATGATAGCAAGAGGAAAACAGATATGAATAAGATAAACCACACAAAAGTTGGAGATGACATCCATTATTATGTTAATGGTAAAGAGGGTAGAGGAATCGTTGTAAAGATGGATAATAGTTATGTGATGGTGGCCAAAGAAGATGGAGATTTTGAAGATATACATATAAATGATACATTTTTTGTTAAGGATATAGTTTTAAATAAAAAGACATGGGATAATATGGATCACACTGAACGATACGAAGCACTTCAGAAAATCCATGCACCCTCACCAAGATTTCTTATGAAAAGTTGGAGTCAAATACCACAAGAGTTACAAGAATTATTAACAAAGACTGGCTGGACATATGAGCCAGGCACATCAAAAGATTCAGAATCACAAGATCATTCTAGAACAGGAAGTCAACAAAAAACACAGTATGATTCAGACATAAAAGAAAAGAGAGAAGTAACTGGCAACACAGAGGGTATAGGAAGTAATGCTAGATTCGGTCAAAATCAATCAGAGAAATCAGATGTAGAACTACAACACCCAGGAGAACCATTGTTAGGTGGTGTGTCAACTGTAGAAGAGCCTCTAGACGCAGAGGAAGACTATGAAGGACAAACACATGACCCTAAAGCAGAACAATTTAAACATAAAGAATCAGAATATGATGCAGCAACTGGAAAGAAGAAAGATGATGGAGCAACAACAACAGACGCTGGTGGATTCAATTCAATCTACGGCCCACACTCAGGTAAACCAGGAACAGATCAAAAATATGGAGATAAAAAATCAGGTATAGCAGGAGTACCAGACTATAATGTAAATACATTTGGAATTAATTATTCTGCTTCAAAGCAAGCACACCCTCCTAAAAAAGAGGATGACAAAGATGACACAGAGTAACGAAGATTGCGAATGTGATTGTGGATGCGAAGATAGTATATGTGAATGTGAAGACTGTGAATGTGACCACCAGATCAATTAGAAAGATTTAAATATATGATTTATATACTCTTTGCATGAGGAAGGATAAGGTTTTCACTTGTATTGAATGTGGATCTGTACTTCCACCAAGATATAAAGGTAGACAGAGAATATATTGTGGTAATACTTGTAGAAAAAACTATACTTCTAAGCAGTCTTAGTTGGGTATGTTGTATGTGCTACTGTTTCAGACTCATGATCTTTAATATACTCTGCTAAAATTTTATGGAATACAGCAGAATCACTTTCATACATCTCTCCATTTCTGGTCTTTTTAACTAGTTTGGCAAACCTTCTAAATAATTCTTTATCTTCCCATGTTATAGAAATTGTGGTATGTGTGCTTCCAGCTTTGCGTCTAGCCATATAAGGTATTAATTACTAAATATATAAATCTTTCTAGCATAATTTACCACTTGAAGAAATAAGACACAGTTCTGGCACTGGATTACTCCAGCCTAAGAACCCATCTTCTCCATATATCCTAATAACCATGTCTATATCCACTTGCTCTACAACCCTATTCTGACCAATCATTATATCTACGGTAGGATACATTATTGATTTATTAGCACAACTCTCTTCTTGTGACTCACAATAGTAATGCTCAATGCCTAGAGAGTGACCTATCTCATGAAGTAATACGTTACGAATATCGTTAAGTGGTATATCTCCCTCTATTAATATGGTCTCTACACGGTCCTCCCAATCTCCACCAAGATTTATTGTTATTTTCTGACTAGATATCTGTGTCTGAACATTGATCCAATAGAATCCTTTTTCAAGATTTGCAGATGCACTGCCTAATACACCATCCTGTGATGGCTCTGCTGTAAAGTTAATGAACCCACCACACTGGCCATAATCATCTGTTGTTCTATCTTTGTGTTGGTCATATGCATATGATTGATAGTACATATTCCAATTACCATCTGTAGTTTCACTGAGTTTAGTATTCCATTCATCTATAGAGTTTTTAGCTATCTCTGTAAGATATTTATATCTAGGCTCTGTTTCTGGATTAGGTTCCATTATACAATATGTTGGATATATAGCATACATTGTTCCCATTGTTTTAAAATATTCAAAACCGAATATAGATTGAAAACCAAATGATATTAAAAACAGGAATAATATCAATACACCTCCTATAAATAACCATCCCATGTAAAGGTTTATATATCTCTAACATATAACTATTTGTATGGGTAGTAAGATAACTGCAAAATACGCAGGTATGTGTAAGGTATGTGGATCTGACTGGTCTGTTGGTAATCCAATATTCTATCAGAAAGAACCTAAAGCAATATGCATTGATGAAGAATGTTATAACGAGCAAGGTGGAAACTTAACAAAATCATTCCAGTCATCGTTTGCAAAACCAGCAAGTACTGGTTATCAAAGACCAAAAATAAAATTTATATTACCAGATGTAGAAATTTCTGACGGAGTTAAAACCAACGCAGACATGGTGTTACAATGTATTGTTGTAGCACACCACTTAGCAATAAGTATGTATCCAGACATAGATACAGAAGACCAAACCTTTGGTCAGATAAGAAGTAAGTTAGCCGATCAGATATTAAAAGTATGTGAATTAACCAAAGAATGAAAGGGTTAATATACTAATTCAGTTATACTATTATTATGAACGTTTCAGAAGTACTTGACATAAAGCCAAGTGGGAACGAGAGTGGCCAACCCATTCATCCAGGAGATAGATTTACCGTAACAGGTTTTGAAACCAAGATGGTTGATTCAGTTGGTGCAAAATGTGCCATGATTCATACCAAGGAAGGAGAGTATTACTCTTTTGCTAAAGCCGTAGTAGGCCAAGCAGAATCTGATTGGTGGATTGGTGCAGTTGAAAAAACTCTTGAGAAAGACGCATCTGACGGTTTAAACGTTTGGGTGGTAGAGAAACCTGCTAAGGGGAGCAATAGAACTCTAATATCCTTATCAGCATTTGAACCTGGTGCAACAACAAAAGTATAAAGGATAGAAACCTTTATATAACTTTTTTTTTATTATAAATTATGAAATTAAAATGCTCATCATGTGCAACAATAAATTGTGAGAATCATTGTAGATGTTCTTGTCATCAAGAAGATTGGGTGAAGCACTAATGGGTATGTGGAGTTGTAAGGCAGTATGTACTACAAGTTCTTTCTTACAAAATGAAAAACCTGATAACTGGAGATCACCGTTCTCATCTCACTCAAGATGTAGGAAGTGTGACATCTGGATAAGATTAGGAATATCATATAAGGATAATAGATGTCCTTGCTGTCATGGTAAACTTGCAATGAAACCAAGAATAAGCCAGAAAAGAAAGAGGTGTGTAATTGAAACGTAAAACACCAGCTAAAATACAGGTCATAAAAAACCTGTTTAAAGATGATAAAGATTATGTAATATCAGATGGAATCGACCCTGAAACCAACTCACAATTTATTACTATATGGTGGATGAAGAATGGCTGAAGATGATTTATTTTGGACTATCATGTGTCTTTGCTACTTTGTTGGTGGGCTTACTATAGGTTATTATGTTAGTCAATGGCTTAACAGAAGGAAGAAAACAGGAACAGGTAGATGGGATTACCATGGTAAAACATACAAAGGAGATGACAGATATAAATGAAATGGGAGAAACTACCTAATGGTAAATGGAAACCAATCAAAGAAGGAGTACCATACGGTAAAGTATATCCAAACGGTGCAGAATACAGTAAAAGATTAAGGTCTAAACTAAAGAAGATACATAAGTTTTGTAATCAATGTAATGAATCATATGACCTGGCAGATCCATGTGTTCATCATTTAACAGATTCCCCAGAACACAGGATGTTATATAAAGCATACCAACAACAATTAAAAAATAAAAAGACAATACCAGATGAAAATTCACAATCCAAATTATAATATAAATCTATTATAAACGGATATCTTTTTATACATACTAGTTTAATACTACTTTATGTTCGTATATCTAACATGGAATAATCTTGAAGGCAAGGAGCTAAAGACAATGTTAGAGTATAAAAAGGCTGAGATTATGGTTGAGAAGATGAAAACTCATGGTGTTTCTGCTCGTATATTATTAGAGTCTGGTCGTTCTCCAGCGATGTTGTTCCCAAAAAAAAGTTAATAACTAACTAACTAACTAACTAAC